GACCTAATTACAGATGGGATTTTACACAGTATTCCAGTAAACTAATTTTAGGAATAAGATTATGGCAGGAACAACAATTAAAAAAATACCTGTGAATAAAGATTTTAAACCTGATGATACCCTTGATACGAATAGAACGGTTGCAGAAAAGAAAGCTCAATGGAGACAAGCCGAAGGAGAAGTTTATGGCAAAGAATTTGTTAAAGAACAAGAGAAGAGAATAAAAGAAGGGAAGTTAATGGACGAAGAGATTCGGGATAAACTTATTGAATCAAACAATGAGTAATAAAGTCAACAACTTCTATGTCCCTAAGTTAAAACAGGTTGGGGCTTGGTATGAGCTTAGGGACGATTCTAAGGGTGCAAAAGACTGGAGAGGATATAGAAGCCTATCTGGGGTAGTTGGGGTCGTAGGACATCACACAGTGACTCACCCAACAGGAAATGCAGAGCAGGAGGTAGCTACTATTTGGAACATTCACAAACAGAGAGGATTTGGTGGTATAGGATACAATGCAATCATTACTACCGAGGAGGTTAATGGATACGCTAAAGTATATTTGATAGGAGACATAGGCTCAATAAGAGCGCACACTCCAAACACTAAAGGATTTAGAGGATGGACTCCACGATATGGGAATAATTACTTACTTGGTTTCTCATTTATTGGAATGTGTCATCTAGTTGCTCCAACAGACGCTCAATATAGATCTGCTCATGAACTTGTCAAAGAACTCATATATAATGAAAACACTCGATTACCTAAATTAAAAGATTGGAATGATTTAGTTATACATTGGAATTGTGATCCAACTGCATGTTGGGGATCAAAAGTTGATAAAAATAAAATCATCAACCCTCCAAAATTAAATTTAGAAGATCCAAAAATGATAGAAGAGTTAAAAGCCCAAATAAAAGCCCTTAATAACAGTATAAACACCCTAAAAAGTGAAAATCGTGGCTTAGAATCGAGCTTAGAGCTTCGTGATGCAGAAATCCTTACACAAAAGGATAATATTAAGGCTCTAAACGACAAAATTAAGGGTTTAGAAGAAACTAACCTAAGATTGAGAAATGAAATAGATAACTTCAGCACAGTAGAGATTGAAGAGGAACTTAAACTCTTGGAAAAGGAACTCAGACGGATTAAGATTGACCAGATAGATACTGTGAAACAATTAAACGAATTAAAGAAACATCCTCTGTATTGGATATTGGATTTATACGATACAATTACAGGAAGATCTAAAAAGAAAGAAGACTCTGTAGAGACCAAGGATGAGGTGAAGTAGGTTTTATTTAAATTATTTATAATCTTATAAAATGGAAAATTTAGATTTACAAGTTCTAATCGCAGGTGCGGTAATACCTTTTGTTATCTCTTTGCTCAAGAGGTGGATTAAATTATCAAAGGAACAGTTGACCATAATTGTAATTGCGATTGCGTTTATAATCGCTACAATCTTTGAGTTTATTAACAATAGTTCTACCTTTGAGGAGTATCTAGCAAATATAGGTGCAGTCTATGGTGTTTCTCAGGCTGTATATTATGCTGTAATTAAGTTACCTGAATTAGATAAGCTCATAGAGGGAGAGTAGTTAAAATTAAACAAAATATTATCATGCCAGAAACAGAAGGTTTATATTATTCTGATGGAAGTTTTAAGAGTGCCAAACGAATTAAATATGAAAATATAGATAGTCCAGAGCTAATAAGAGAGAAAACATATGGCAGACAACCAAGTTTTTATGAATGGGTAGATGAATTTTCCAGAAGAAGGGACTTGAGGAATGAAGTAGAGGGTATTCCAAGTGAAATAGATATTACAATAGAAACAAACGAACCTGTGGTCATTGCTTTAATAGGAGACCCTCACGCTGGAGGATACGAAGTAGATTATGAATTACTTGCTCACGATATTGCTTTTATATCTCAACTAAAACAGGGTTATGTAATATTTGGTGGGGATGTAATTGATGGTTTCTTCTTTAACCCCGCTCAAGATGGAGAGATAGCAAGTTTTAACCAGCAAAGAATGTTTAATAATAGCATGATAAAAGAAGTAGGAGAGGACAAAATCCTCTATTTTGAGGAGGGCGACCACGATATGTGGAGTTCTAAAATGGGAGCTACAATATATGATGAGTTAAGAGATAGATATAACATTCCTATTGTAAGAGGTGCAACGAAAGTAAATCTAAAGATAGGAGAACAGAACTATAAAATAGTTTCAGCACATCAGTTACAAGGACACAGTATGTATAATGATACGCACCCAGAAAACAGGGCAAGTAAATATTCAATTCAGGGTGGGGACATCTATATAGGTTGGCACAATCACAAGAAAGGAATATCCGAACAAGTGATTGATACTTTTGATGGAGATATTAAACAGTTATATGTATCTAATGGTGCTTATAAGTTTTCTGATGATTATAGTAAAAAGAAAGGTTGGTCAGAATTAGGAAAGAAAAAGAGGGGTTGTGTTTTTCTTAAATTATACCCATTTGAAAAAAGAGCAAGTGCATTCTATACAGCAGAGGAGAGTATTGATTGAAGACCCAAAGGGAGGTCGCCGACGAAAATAAAATTGGAAAGGTTTGCGAGAATTACCTTTTTCCTCCCTTTGAGTTTTCATACTCAGTTCATTAAAAATTTGCGTGGGATACACACAAGGAGGTGTGAAATGAAATGCCAATTATGTAAGAGGAACAAAGCACTTTTAATAGTGCGAGTTGGTGAGGGAACGCTAGAAGTTTGTGTTAATTGTGCAATCGTCCTAAAACTAGAACCCGTGGAGGTGTTAAGTGTCTGGAAAACACAAGAGCAAGAACGCATGGAAGAAACAGATAAAGATTAACCAAGATTATATTTGTCCAGTATGCGGGAAGAAAGGAACAGACAAGAGCTTGGATGTACATCATTGTAAAAATAAAAGTAGAGGGGGAGGGAATTCTTTGAACAATTGTGTAGCTGTACATAAAGTCCCTTGTCATCGTTGGATTCACGAGACCTATGGTAACCAATACTACGATCCACGCAATTAGCTCCTAGAGGGGGTATATCAACATATCTGCATCGCAGTATAATATACCCTCTCTGAAACATCCTTGACAAAATGTAACACCTGTGTTTATATTGAAGTATGAATTTATTAAGACCAAGAGCAATTGATTTCAAAATGAATGTTTGTATAAGGGGGGTAGTCCTTGCTTGGTCGCTACTCCCCTTGTACAAGAATTTAAATTTTGAGACCAAGCAATATGAAAATTGATGGAGGATATATCCTGCTCTCAAGAAAATTAGACAATAGCGAGGTAATGAAAATGCCTCCTGCTACTCGGGAGATCTGGTTATATATTCTAAGAAAAGTCAATCATGCTCCATACAAGAATCTTAAAAGGGGAGAGAACATCTTCTCTTATAAAGACATACAAGATGACCTGTGTTGGTATGTAGGATACAGGAAAGAAAAGTACTCAAAATCGGACATTGCGAAATCTTTACGAAGGCTTCGCGAAAGCAACATGATAGAAACTACGAAGGCAACACGAGGACTTATCATTAAGGTGCTACAGTATAGCGTTTATCAAGACCCTAAAAACTACGAAGGAAACTACGAAAGAGATACGAAGGAAACACGAAGGAAACGAAGCGCGTCCACTATATACAAGAAGAAGAAGAATGTAAAGAATAATAATATATATATATCTAAATTTGAGATTTTCTGGGAAAAGTATCCTAGGAAAATCGGAAAGCAGAAAGTAGAAAAGATTTACAAAAGAAAAGCTACCTCTCTTAAAAAGGAAACAGAAATTATGGAAGGCTTAAAGAAGTATCTAAGAAAATGGAGACTAGAAGAAACCGATAAACAGTTTATTCCATATCCTAGCTCATGGTTAAATCAGGAGAGATGGAAAGATGAAGTTGAGATGTCCAGAGATGTATATAACAAATTCGCTAGAAATAGTGAAGATAAATGGAGAGAAACTAAACACAAAGAAAAGCTTATATATAGCAATCTTAGGAAAGAGGATAACGAATGGGACTTCGAGAAGTTAAGTAAGGAAGATGAAAAATAGTACATTATGGTATACAATAAAATATTATATTAATTTACAAATAAATTAACATGCCTAAAGCAAAGGAAAAGTCAAGATTAGAGAAATTTCAAGAATATTTAGAGAATTGTAAAGAATTAAGAAACTTAACACCTCATGAGATAAATCTTTTAGTTGGCGAGGGAAGAACTCTCTGCTATCAGCCCTATGGAGACATTATAAGAATCCCTACAGAGTTTAAGTGTATAGGAGAGTATGGTGGAGTAGAGATTACTAAAAAGGTTTTTAAGAGTGGAGTTATACTTCCAGAGTTTGAAGAAGGTGTGTTAAACATAGTATCTAGTGTAGTTGGTCAATATGTAGCTGAGAATCATCCTGATCGTTTAGATTTTATAACAATAGGAAAGGTTATCAGAGATAATAACGGGCATGTGCAAGGAGTTAAAAACTTCGGATTCATGGAATAGTGAAAACTTATGAATATGATAAAAAGCTCGGATACCAGATTAAGAAATGTGAGGTCTGTGAACACCGCAAGAGTTGCTGTCAACATCATTTGGAAGCAGGTTCAGGACGTTCTACATCAAAAGTTATCTGGGTTTGCGATGAAGATCACGCCAAGATCCATAATCCAACTGCTTATGGGCTTGATGCTCGGTGGTCTTATGATAACGGGTATTTAGTTAGACATAATTCTAATTACAAAAAAGAAGTGAAAAAGAAAAAATGCTCTCATTCGGTTACCTATTACAATACTCAATTAAAAGATTTTGTATGTCAATTCTGCGGTAAGAGAGCGGGAAAACTCAAGAAAGGCAAAAATAAAAATTAAAAACACTTGACAAGGTGTAACAAGGGTGTTACCATGTATTAATAAATTTATTAACACTAAATATATGAGTACAAATATTCCAGTTGGATATGATGATGAAGGCAATAGATTGCCCTCTAACATCTATTACAACATAGAAGAAATCCTTGAGAAGGATCTTGAGTATGTTAAGAGCTTAATTACTCAACCGCTTGAGAAGATTAAGAAAATCTCTGGATTTATAGATCTTCGAGATGAAGACTGGGTAGAGTTTTGGGATGAAGTAGCTAGGATCAGGTATATAGATTTGGATCTTAGATATGTTAGCAACTGTTGTGGAGCAGAGATTTATGAACCAGTAGTAGATGGGGTTGCTAGATGTCCAGAATGTTATGAAGGGTGTGAGGCTATTAAAGTTAATTTTGTTGAGGATAATAAGTAATATGGAGAAGAAACAATACACGATAAGAAAGTTTGGAGATTATATGATTAAAACAGATGGGAAGTGTTATGTTTCAGGTATGGTTTATAGTCGTTCCCTCTATGGGTGGCTTAACTTCATATTGCACTATATTACAAGTGGAGGAGATTTGACAGGTGAGTATATCTTACTTACCACAGACGAGATGGTTGGGTTAATTGACCAGATTCGGGCAGAAGAAAGAGAGAATATTTTATTTAAATTAAGTAAATAAGTAATATGTGGAAGAAGGATAATGAAATAGTGAGATGGAAGAAGTATCAAAAGAAATCAATGATGTTGGCAATGAAGTCCTTGAAGGCAGAGAATATGGTTCAGATTAGAATATGTGATGAAGAAATAGAGGGTGCAGAGGATGTTGAGATAGGGGGAGAGATATATAGTCAACACATAGAGTATCCTGATAAGTGGGTATTTGAACAAGACGGGTTTAGATACACCATAGAGGTTGTCAGAGAGGAGTTATCTAAATTAAAATATAAGTAATCATGGAAGAGATGTCAATGGAGGCACAAAGGATACTAAAAACAATAGAGTACTACTATTCTGATGGTGAAGTTCACAGCAGGTGTCCTGTTTGTGGGATAAACCCTGTTCAATTAGATGAAGAACTGAATAAAATCAGGGAGCAAGAAAAGAAAAAAGCATATAAGGCAATAATAAAGAATCTAGAGGACTTCAAAGGGTTGAGAGCAGAAAGCTTTATAGAAGTTATTAAAGAAACTTATCTAACTTAAAACAGGATAAACAATAGATGACACTATATAAGTTAGTCAAAAACATATTAATAGAAGATGAAGAGGCTAGAGATAGTGATAAGGCTTTAATCTGGAGAGTGTTAGCTAAGAAAGGTCTTTTAAGAACTATGCAAGATGGAGACAGGTTTATTTATGTCTTAGCATATAGCGGATTACAGGAAGCTCCAACATTAGAGTCTATAACAAGAGCGAGAAGAAAGGTTCAGGAAGAAAATCCAGAATTAATGGGAAGCAAAGAGATCCAAGCGCAGAGAGAATCGATGTCAAAGGGACATCCGATAGACATGTTCGCAAACATGTAATATATAAATTTTTATAAATTATTTAAATGTCAAACAGATTATTCATAGAAGCAGATGAAATGATAAAGACAGCTTACGCATGGATGGAGGCACACAAGGAAAATAAGTGTACAAGTTCTACATGCGAGGAGATTATGGAGTTTCTTAAACAGGGAAGATATAAAGACATAACAGATCAGGAAACAGCAGAGCTAATAGTCGTAAACTTTCCAGATTATATAGAAGATCTTACCAAGCAGAGGTTTGAATTCGAGAAACAAATAAAGAGGGAGGCTCGGGAGTTAACACAGAATATCTTATCAAGTCTTGAACCAGTACAGAAAGAAAATAGGCTCTTAGAGAATGTAATGAGTTTACTATTGAGTTTTGTAATAGTAGTTTTAGCAGTTTTCGTAGTAATCAATGTTTATAATGACAATTATGATAAAGCTACGTTTAATTTAGTCCTAGGGTTCATTTCGTTGTTCTTTTTAGATGTATTTAACAGGTAATTGGCACTTAAGCTATCCAAGGGGGTAAGGGGATACCAAAGTGTTAGGTGGGCAGTCCAACTGCGAAAGCGGGACAAGGGGTTCATATCTCCTAAGAATGCCGTTATGTGGTTCGACTCCACATGCTTAAGTAACAAGGGCTTGACATTCATATGTGATATGTGTAGCATATATTATACATAAGTTTAACATTATAAATATGAGTAATAATAAATTAGCAGTAAAAAAATACCTCGAAGGGGATGTAGTTCAGGGAAGAATAAGAGAGTTATTGAAAGACAAGGCTTCTCAGTTCATCATAAGTGTAACTGCTTTAACAAATGATAATCCTCAACTGGCAGAATGTACTCCTAACTCATTAGTTGGAGCATGTTTAACAGCGACAGCAATGGATCTTCCAGTAAATCAGAATTTGGGTTTTGTTTACATAATTCCATACAAGGATAAGAAGACAGGAGTAACTTCGGCTCAACTACAGTTCGGGTACAAGGCTTTCATACAGTTAGCAACGCGCTCAGGACAGTTTAAGACCATTTCAGCGACTCCGATATATGAAGGACAGATTGAATCAGATAATCCCTTAGAAGGCTACCAGTTCAATTTTAAGAACAAAGAATCGGATAAGATAGTAGGCTATGCGAGTTACTTTAAACTCCTTAATGGTTTTGAGAAAGTTTTATACATGACAAAGGAAGAATTAAAGGATCATGGTAAGAAATATTCTCAGACATTTAAGAAAGGTTATGGAATGTGGGAGGATGAATTTGACTCAATGGCTAGAAAGACCGTATTGAAACTATTGCTTTCCAAGTACGCTCCATTATCTATAGAAATGCAACAGGCTGTTATTACAGATCAGGCTACTTACGATATGGATGGAAACCTGATATATCCAGATAACAAAATACCTTCACTAGAAGAGGTTATGCAGGACAAAGAAGCTTCCAGACTAAAAGGATGGATAGAAGGATCGGAAACACTAGAGAAACTACAAGAAGCTAACGATGGAGTATACGAATCAGAGAATCAAGAGCTAATCGAGTTATACGAAGAGCGAGTTAAGAAATTAGGTGGTAAAGTTAAGAAATAAATTTTTAAACACAATTATATGAAAAACCACGACTTTTCAAATCATAAGTTCAGGGCTTCAGGACTAGGACATCTCATGACTAATCCTAGAAGTAAAAAAGCAAAGATATCTAAAACAACAGAACAAAACCTATTAGAAATCTACATAGGAGAGCAGTTCGGAAGATACTATGAAATAGAAAATAAATACCTAGACAAAGGTAATTATGCGGAAGAGGACTCCTTAACGTTGGTAACGAATCAACTTGATAGGCTCTTAGTTAAGAACAAAGAACACTTAGAGAATGATTGGATTAAAGGAACTCCCGATATTATAGAGGATGATAATGTTCTCGACATTAAAACTTCTTGGAATATATTTACATTTGCAAATGCTGATGGATCTAATAAAGACTACTATTGGCAACTGCAAGGTTATATGTGGCTAACAGGCAAAGACAAAGCAATATTAGCTTACACATTAGTTGATACTCCAGAGCATTTAATATATCAGGAAGTACAAAGAAAAGCCTATAAGAGAGGGATTATTGATACAGATAAAGAATACGAGAAGCTAGAGGAAGAGATACGTTTCCAAATGGTTTACAAGGATATTCCAGAAGAGTTAAGAATGAAACTGTTTTACTTTGAAAGAAATGATGAAGATATTGAAAAGCTTAAAGAAAGAATAGTAGATTGTAGAGAATACCTAAATTCTTTGAATGGATTATAAAGGGAGTTAATTTAAATTTACTTATATATTTAAGATGAAGATTATAAAATTGCAGGCTGAGAATATCAAAAAACTGAAAGCAGTTGAGATAACACCTTCTTCAAACTTGGTGAAGATTACGGGTAAGAATGCACAAGGGAAGACAAGTGTTTTAGATTCAATCCTATATGCATTAGCGGGAAAAAAGGCTATTCCCTCTAAACCTATTAGAGAAGGAGAGGATCATGCTAATATAGAGATGGATTTAGGAGACTTTAAGATAGTTAGAACATTTACAGAAAAGGATACTTATTTGAAGGTAACTACTAAGGAAGGAGCAGAATACCCAAAGGCTCAAGAGAAACTATCTACATTAGTGGAGAATATTAGTTTTGACCCTTTAGAGTTTGCCAACAAGAATGATAGAGAACAGGTTGAGGTTCTTACCAATCTATTAGGAATAGGTACAAAGCTTAAAGAGATTGATTCCGAATATGAAGAACTCTATCAGGAAAGGACATTTGCAAATAGGAGAGTCAAAGAGTTAACCGCAAAAGCAAAGGTTGAAAAGCCCGATGATAAGTATTTCACCATGGAGAAGATAGATGTAAGTAAAGTTTCGGAGCAGTTAGAAGAGGAGAGGGACAAATATAAAGTTATTGAAGGCTGTAATGCGAATATGGAAGAAATTAAGCAGGAGATTGCTAAGATGGAGAAGGAGCTTGAGAGGTTAATGAAGTTAAAGGCTGATACTGAGAAGGACTTTGATGTAAAGACAGGTCAAGAGTTAAAGGAAAAGTTAGAGACAGCTACAGAGACAAATTCGCTTATAGACAAAGCTAGTGAATACAAAGAACTAGAACTAGAAAAGATTAGCTCGGTAGAAGATTACGAAAAGTTAAACGTCTCTATAAATGAGAACAGGGCAACAAGAGAGAAGTTAATTGCTGAGAGTAAGATGCCTATAGAGGGTTTAAATATCTCCGATGGGAAGGTTCTATATAATGAAATCCCATTTGACCAGTTATCAGGAGCAGAGAGGCTAAGGGTGTCATTAAGCATTGCAATGGCAATGAATCCAGAACTCAGAGTGATTAGAATTTTGGATGGTAGCCTATTAGATGTGGACAACCTCAAAGTAATAGAGGAAATGGCAGACGATGAAGATTTTCAGGTATGGATCGAAATAGTGGATGATTCTGGAGAAGTTGGATTTTATATTGAAGAAGGGGAGGTTAAAGAATTACCTAAGCTAAGTAATAAAAATAAATGAAAAAGAGAATAGAAAAGTTAAATATTCCAGACACTAAATTCTTTATGGGTCTGAGAGACAATAAAGGAAACTTTATAGAGCTAAAAGAAGTAGGAGAGAAAGTTAATGAGATCATAGACTACTTAAACACCAGAGACAGCATTACAGTAGATGGAACACTATATAGAAGTATGAAAAGGGAGTTAGATAGCTATAAATGGAAGGAATCGGAGGGTACTGTAGTAGAACTAATGGTTTGTACAAAACACGGGAAAACCATTTGTGAAGAGTGTATCCAAGGAGGTGAATGGGAAAAAAGGGTGATATATGTAAAACCAGAGAATGAAGAGCCGAGAGAATATATAGATTTACACAATCCAGTTACAGGGGCTACCTACAAAGTAAGAAAAAAGAGTGAAGACGCAGGTAAAGAGAAAAGAATACTTGAGGACACTTCGGAGGAGAGATTAAAGGATGCCAAGTTAGTTGCTTCTTGGGTGTATGATGGAGATAAATGGAAAGAACAGGACACAACAGAGTGGACAGACCCAACAAAGGGTTGTGATTGTGATTTTTGCAGAGGATATAGGTGGAGCCACGAAAAAGAGGAGGACACCCTAGAGCAGACAGAAGAGTGGGAAGATAAGATAAGGGAATTATTATTACAACTTACTTCACCTCTTAGACCAACTCAATTTGCTATAGGGGAAGGTGCAAAGTCAGATGAGCAGATAATCTCTGAAATAAGAAAGGAAGTAAAACAACTCCTAGAAGAGAGGACATTTACCAGAAGTGAGTTAAGTAATTTGAAGGACTGGATAGACAATGAGTATGTTCCTAGTATGGAGGCAAGAGATGTGATTGATGAAAGAATTATAAAGAAAGTCAACAGATTATTATCTAAATTAGGGATTGGTCAATAAAATGAAAGATTTACAAAAAGACCTAGCAATATTGTTTATTGCTTTCGGTATGGCTCTAATTACTTTATTAGTTATGGGGATCTTGATAGTTTTAGTAGTAGCTCTTTAAAATTTTTAGGGGGAAGAACCCGAAGTAAAGTTCATGAAATGTTCGTGGACTCTAGGAGTACCTAGACTTCCCCCCTTAGAAAGACTCATGAGGTTGGGGCAGTACCTCGTGGGTCTCTTTGATTGTTCAGAGATGGTGAAACAGCTAACAGGGGATACAGTCCTGAGAGAGTGGTTAGCAGGGTATCAGGACTACCCCCACCATCTATGAGTAATTAAAATTATTTATATATTTGTATGGCAAACAAAAAGAAAAAAGGATTACAGGATTTAGAATTATCTGTGAGGTTAAATGGTGAGCAGTTTATTAAGCAGTTAGATAAGGTTAGGGAAGGCTTTGAAAAATTAGAGGAGACAAGTATCTCTTTTAGTTTGGAACAGGAAGATGAACCAATATGGCATATTATTAAAAGGAGAATACAGAAGAAGTTATCTAAATTAAAGGACAATAAGTAATATGGAGAAGAAAAGTACAAAAACACAGATAGACAGGATAATAGAACATATATGGAACTTACTTGAAGATTGGAGAGATTGCCCATATAGAGATGAGAGTAATGCTTACGAGGAAAAGGTTGTTAAATATTTAGATGAGTTGGTAGACAAGGCAAGGGAAGAAGGGAAAAGAGAGGGATATGCCGAGGGCATTGTGGACGCTGTTAGAAAATTAAATCCAGAAACATATCAACTGTTAGAGGAGTTTGTTGGAGAATACTATAAAGTGATTGAGGAAATACTTAAATTATTAAACAAATAATAATATGAAGAAGAAAAATAAAACAAAAAAGAAGATAGTAGAAAGTGAGTTCGGAACGGGACTTGTTTACAACCTTTTCCTGTTCGCAAAACATTGGGCTTTTATGTCGGAGTTAAGAGAAAGTTATAAAGAAATGTATCCAGATGACGCAGAAAAAGCATGCTCTTGTTGGCTTGAAACGTGGGCAAATGGGGCTTCAGACCACTTTTACGACATACAAATTGGTGATGGGATATTGCCAAAGAAACTCACTAATAGAATTAGAAAATTACAAGAGAAAGCATTAGAAATAGGACACGGATATACTGGGAAGAAATATACAAGTAAAGATTTTGAATGGCTATTTGATGAGTCGGAAGAAATATGTATGGAGATAGATAAGCACATAGGGATAGCAACAATTAAAGCTGAGTGTAAATAAGTTAAACAAATAAGAGAAAGTGAATAACGGTCTACAAAAATTAGGAAAAGAAACAGTAGAAAAGTTAATACTAAGTGGGTATGAAATACCTTATTTTATCATAAGTGGTTCTCATCTTTATGGAACTGCTAATGAGGATAGTGATATTGACTTTAGGGGGGTATTTTTTTCCAGCTTAAATCAGAGGTTAGGTTTTTCTTACAAAGAAGATGTCGACTTTGGAGAGGATGGTAAGTTGTATGAAGTTAAGAAATTTATGAAGCTCTTGGCAGATAACAACCCTAATATATTAGAATGGATTTTTGCACCTAGAAGTAATGTGTTTAGACTCGACCCAGATTTCAAAGAGATTGTCTTTAAGGACAAACAGCAATATGTAAATCCTAAAATGATACAGGTAAAGTTTGGTGCTTATTGTATGAGTGAAATGAGTCGTTTGAAAAAACTAAATGGAAAGACAGGAGAAAAGAGAAGAAAGATAATAGAAGAATACGGATACAATACCAAGAGTGCTAGTAACGTTATGAGAATAGCTTGTGGTGGAATAGATTTGATATCTCATAGACACTTAAAATTGCCATATGAGAATAGAGAATTGTTATTAGAAATAAAAAATGGCAAGTATTCCTTTGAAGAGTTTATGAGTATTGCAATGCCAAAGATAGAAAAACTAAAATCCTTTGAGGGGTTAGAAGATAGGTCAGAGGAGGTGCTAGGATATGCCCAAGGTGTGCTGATTAGTTACATAAGAGCTAAAAGTATCTAAATCAAACAAATAATAATATGGATAGAGAAGAACTAAAAAATAGGTTTATAGAAGAGATAGGAGAAATTGTTTATAAGAATACGCTTAGAAAGACAATTCGGACATTAGCAACGAACGATACCTTGGATTTTATAGAAAAGCTACTAAAGGAGAGTGAAGACAAAGCAAGGGAAGAAGGGTATAGGGAAGGTAGGAGAGAAATGTACGAAATGCATAAAGAGTTATCTAAGTTATTAAGGGACAATAATATATGGAGAGATTAAGAACATTAACTGCTTGTAAGAATTGTGGTAAGGGGTATCCGTATAGAGATTTAACAAGCGGGTTGTGTAAAGAGTGTGTATCTAAATTAAGCAATAAGTAATATGTTAAACAATATACCTATCGTTGGATGGATATTAGACATTCTGTTTAAGATCTCTCTATCCATAATTTTCACTCCCTTTTGGAACTGGTTAGCTCCAGAATACTTTGATTTTTTACCTGAGAAGTATTTACAATTAGGGTTTTGGGAGGTCGTAGGAATGTTTATAATACTAGGAATACTAAAACAGTTCAGTCCTCTTAGTATTGATAATAGTAATTCTAATGAACAAAACTAAATTAAATGAGGCAAAATAATGAAAAGAGAAGATATAAAAAACATAGACATAGATATAATGCAGGTAACAATAACAAGTTATGTGAGATATTGGAGTTCAGAGCAGATATATATGTTCTTAAAACAGATAGAGGGTTACAAAGGGTTTAAAGGATTTCATAGTGTATCTTTCGATGTAGATGAATTACCAAAGATAGTTTGTTTCTTTAAGCTTGAGGATAAGGATATTCTAAAGAAAAGGTTATCTAAACTTAGTACGAAAAAATAGATGAAAACAGATGAACAAATCCTAGAAGGAGTAAAGAGAGCGAGAAAGAATGTAATTTACGAGGAGGCAATGAGGCTTGGGGAAATTAAAGTTTCAGAGTGGCTTGCTATGGTTAATAAAGATATGAGTTACAAAGAGTATCAGGCTACATTGGCGATATTGCAATCTATAATAGAAAGGTTACCTAAAATAAATAAGGTAAACTAATGGATAAACAGAAGGATCCTTGCATTTATGGGGAGACCATTAAGTTCCTTAGGGAGAAGAGGGGGTGGACACAAAAGGAGCTTTCCAAGCATTCGCAAGTTCCATACTCTACTGTGCGGAAGTTAGAAAACAATGTTACCACAAATCCAACTATCTCAACGATTAGATCTATAGCTGAATGTCTTGAGAGTCCAGTTGAACGCTTTATGTCTGGAGTTTGCTAGTAAGCGTGCGTAAATTATGCTTGACGTTTAGTGTATAGTAGACTAATATAGAATATATTAATTCAGAATAAGAAAACATGAATAGAGATAAGATGAAACAATTCGTAAAAACTGTTCAACAAGAATTGGAGGAGAGAGGAATAGGTAAAAGAGAATTTGCTCAAATGGTAGGAGTTAGCAGAATGACTGTATATAGATGGTTTAATGGTAAGCCCTATATGAGCCTAGAGAATTATTATAAAATACTAAAAGCCCTAGGGTGGGAAAACAAAGCACTATGAGAATAACATTCTTAGGTAATTTTCAGATAACGTTTACTTCTGAGAACCATTATCTGAAGAGCCTGATTAAAATGGGGCATGAAGTGATCCCCTTACAAGAAGGAGAGGCAAGTGCCGAACAGATTTTGTTAGAAGCCGAGAAATCGGATATGTTTTTTTGGGTACATACACATGGATGGGAAACACCAAATATTAGGAAGACTATAGATAGACTAAAGGAGTTATCAATACCTACAGTTGGATATCATTTAGATCTTTGGTTAGGAATAGAAAGAGAAAAAGATTTAGAAACTGATCCTTATTGGACTATTGAACATTTCTTTTCTGTGGATAAGTTAATGGTGGACAAGCTAAATGATGACCCTAACCTTCCTAAAGGATATTTCCTTCCTGCGGGTGTCTGGAAAGAAGAAGCCTATATAGCAGAAGAAGATCCAGACTTTGCTTATGATGTTGTTTTTGTTGGCAGTTCTATCTATCATAAGGAATGGTCTTACAGAACAGAGTTAGTGGAGTGGTTAAAGAACACTTATAAAGACAGATTTGCACATTATGGAAGAGGGGGGCTTGGTATTATCCGAGAAAGGGATTTAAACAAGCTCTATCACAATTCTAAGGTGGTTATTGGGGACACCTTATGTAAAGACTTCAAATACCCCTATTATTTATCAGACAGGATATTTGAGACGACTGGGAGGCATGGATTTATAATACATCCTTATATAAAAGGCATTGAAGACTTCTATGAATTGCCTAAACCCCAAAATGATGAAGAAGTGTTAATATATAATGGGAGGATGGGGAACACATACACCTCTAAGCATTTTGATACCTCTAAGGCTGAATTAATTACATACCCATTCGGAGATTTTTACTATCTCAGATATCTGATAGATTATTATGTAAAGAATGACAACGAAAGAGAGGCTATTAGAGAGAGAGGTTATCAAAGGACATTAAGAGACCATACATACACAAACAGACTACAGTACATTTTGGATACGATTATTAAATAAATTTATAGAGAGGTGGCATGATTTTATTACTTACACCAGATAGCAATTATATGTTTGAGGGTAGAGACAGAGAGCTAGATCCTTCCGATGACAATAACTTAGACTGGAAAGTTGTTAAAGAAACTTGGGTTGAGAATGTATATCAAATAGAACCATCAGACTTTAATGATTCGGGAGTTTTTGTAGATATAGGAGCAAACATAGGGGCGGTCTCAGTATTTGTTGCTAGTTTTAACAAAGATTTAGCTGTAGAACAGAAGCCTATTAAGGTTTTTGCGTATGAACCAGAACCTCATAACCTAGAACTTCTCAGTAAAAACATTAAAAGGAACAATGTTATAAGTGATATTAAGATTATTCCCCAAGCAGTATATCCAGAGTCTCCTGTTATGATTAGCAACCGAGGAGGCAATTCAAATGTCTTAAGGAAAGATAAGGACTCTGTTGAGGTTAAAGCTGTTAACTTAGAGAATGTTTTTGCCAACAACAACATTCCTGTATGCGATGTAATGAAAATAGACATTGAAGGTGCGGAGTACGATGTTATTGAAGATGCCAGTATTGAGGTCTTACAGAAAATAAAGTATTTGACACTAGAATTTGATGGTGGACATGAGAAGCAGTTTGGTAAGATGATGACCAAATTAGCTGAGGTATTTAATCTACACGTTCTTGGAAGACCTTCTCTTGGAGGTTATATTTATGGGAGGAGATATGATATCGATGGATAAACTAATAAAAAAATACAGGAAGGAAAAGAAAGGTATAATTAAGTTTATTTTTATTTGATAAAATGAGAATAGGATTATTAGCCTTTAGTTCTAATACAGGTTTAGGCTACCAAACTTGGGATTTTGCCAAGAACATAGAATGCGAAAAGATTCTAATAGCAGACCTAAGTAAGCTTAATCACATGCCTGTACATCATGAGCGATATGAAGAGTTAACAGAGGATTTAAGGGTGTCCGATGGAATTCCTAACTTTAGCGATATAGATTGGTTAACAGAAGATGTTGATATGGTCTTTTTATGCGAGACTCCTCTGAACTGGGAGTTATTCAACATTGCCAGAAAAAAAGGAGTTAAGACTGTTATGCAATTTAACTATGAATTTTTAAACTACTTTAGAGACATCAATCTTCCAAAACCAGATGTGTTAGCAAGCCCTTCATATTGGGAGATAGACAGAGTCAAAGATTTAGGTATAGCTAGAGTTGAGTACCTACCAGTCCCTATAGATATCAATAAAATACCTAATAATAATCACAAAGAACTAAAAGTAATAACACATGTAATGGGAAGACCTGCAATGCATGATAGGAATGGAACAGAACTATTCTTAAAAGCAATCAGGCAAATAGGAAAGGTTTATCAATACCAATTATTCATTCAAACCCCTAAAGAAGCAGTCTCAGAAGATGTATACGAAAGTGTAAAGCCTCTTTTAGATAACGTAGCTAAAGAACTAGGAGACAACTTACAAATTACTTATGATGCAGAAGAGGTGCAGGATCTATATAAGGATGGTAGTCTAATGATATTACCTAGAAAGTATGGGGGGCTTTGCTTACCACTCTGGGAGGCTTTGTCCGCAGGAATGCCAGTAATAATGCCAGACATCTCTCCTAACAATAAAGTACTACCAGAAGAATGGTTAATAAATGGGTTTAAGTGTGGGGAAATTCAAACTCACTCTCCTATTCCGATGTATAATTCATCTGTAGTGGATATAATCTCAAGAGTTCAATACATAAAGGATAATTATAAGCAGGAGACTAAAAGAGCAAGGCAACTAGCAGAAGATATGTCTTGGGAGGCACAAAAACCAAACTATATGAGTTTATTTGAAGAAATATGTCAACAGAAAGACCAGAGATAATTCTATATTCTAAGATTGTCCACAGAGTTAGTGGACTACAAACTTTTGAAAAGGCGTTTATATCACACTTGTCCAAGTTTTGTGATATCAAATATGTATATGATGCAGGAGACCCAAATGTGATAAAGGACTTTGGGGAAATATGTACAACAATTAAAAACTCAGGACAGATAATAAGGGGAGATATTTGTATATATTCCAGTATCGAACATGAGACACATAATATTCAGGCTAAAAGTTATATTCAGGTATATCATACAGAACTCTCTAAATGGAAGGTTAAACCCAATACAAAAGACCCAGTAGATATACATATAGCTGTAAGCGAAGCTGTTCAAAAGGATCTAAAAGAACAATTCAATATAGAAAGTGAGGTAATACCTAACCTAGTACCTGTATTTGAAGAAAAGAGAGTAATTAGATTCCTAACAGCCACTAGAATCGATGTAGGCAAGGGACTAGACAGAATATTTACACTAACAAAAAAACTTAGAGAAGAAAACCTCTTATTTACATGGGACATATATGGAGACGGGTCAAAGACTATAATACAAATGTACAAGGAGATATTTTCGGACTATCCAGAAGTATCATTCAAAGGATATAGGAAATCAGAAGAAATGCCTAACTTTATGAAAGGAGCAGATTATGTAGTACAGCTCTCAGATGCAGAGGGGTATTGTTATTCTGTATATGAAGCATTGCATGCAGGTGTTCCAGTTATAGTTACCAGATGGGAAGGAGTAGAGAAGGTAGTTGAGGATGGAGTCAATGGACACATCCTCGATATGAACATGGACAACGTGGATGTCAACCTATTCTATGATAATTTTATAGGGTGTGGTATATTAAAGAGATATGCGGATACACAGCCGTGGAGAAATTTATTTAATTTGTTATTATCCAAATAATGAAGAAATTAGAAATTCTAATAGGGTATAACGATTTGGAATTAAACAGAGCAGTAGGTAAGGGAGAGACGTTAATTGTTACAGATCTCCGATCAGAGAAACTACTAAGTATGGGACTAGCAAAGGTCTTAATTCATGATGTAGAAGAGGACAAACCAGTAGAAGACCTAAGTGAACCTCTAAAAACTCCATCAGGGGTAAGGGAAGAGAAAGAAGAACCAGAAGAGGAGGCTACAGAAGTTGCAGAAAACCCAATCCCAAGCATGGGTTACAGAGACCTTCAAAAACTAGCAAAGGAGCATGACATACAAGCTAACCAGTCAAAAGAAGTACTAATAGAGGAATTAACAAAGAAATTACAATAAAGTTACATAAAAACTATGATGTTCATAAACTTTGAACACGGTAGGGTAGGCTAGGGTAGGGGATGTTTAGCCTACAAACAGGCGTTTTTCAGGAATTATATATATACCTACTACAAAGTAGGGGAGTACTATCTAATATTACTCATACATAGACATATGGTAGAAATGGATGATACAAAAAACAAAGAAATTAACAATGAAAATCAAGAACTTGAAAAACTTGAAAAACTTGAAAACTCGAAAGATAAATCAAGTTGGGGAGGAAAAAGAGAAGGAGCAGGAAGACCCGAAGGATCAGAGAACAAAGACACTATTGAGGAACGAGAAGCTTTGAGAAAATTCAAGGCACGTGTTCGGATGCGAGTCGGTAGATTATTCAATGCTCAGGTGAGTCTAGCGGAGGGTTTGCAGTTTATGATAAGAAGAGAACCTGTAAGAAACGATAAGGGAAAAATTGCTAAATATAATCACGTTATAGTAGAAGATCCAGAAGAGATTTGTATGGCATTAGATGAAGGGGTTGTACATGGACATGGCGAAACGATAGATGGTAATTATTATTATATATCTGTTAAAGCTCCCGACTTGAAAGCTATTGACTCAATGATGGACAGAACATTTGGTAAAGCTCCACAGTCCTTAGATTTAACAAGCCAAGGAGAGAGGATTGAAGGATACGTTGTTGAGGTTATAGATAAAAGAGAGGATGTAGACAACGATGAAACAGAAGATTCAGACCAGTAGAGTATACGCAGACATTTTGAATGCTGAGAAGGCAGGATACAATGTTATTATTCTGCAAGGAGGGTCTAGATCAAGTAAAACATGGTCTATCTTTCAATTCTTTATGGTTAAGGCACTTAACAAAGAAGTCTTTGATGTAACTATCACAAGGGAATCCCTTCAATTAAACAGAGACACCCTACTTCGGGACTTTGATGAAATGAATGATAAGTATCGTCTTGGAGTAACTCCTGAGATTAATCCAGATAGACCCAGACAGGTATACAATATAGAGAATGGAGAGTTTATATTTTGGGGTTTGGACAAGCCTCGAAAGGCTCATGGTAGGAAACAAAAGTATACATGGATGAATGAGGTTATAGAGATTCCAAGAAGAGATGTTTTTGACCAGTTAGAGTTGCGTACTGAAAAGCTAATGATTTTGGACTTCAACCCGTCCGATGAAGATCATTGGGTTTTTGATTTGTATCAGAGACCAGATGTTATAGTCATTGGATCTACAGTTAAAGATAACCCTTTCATAGGTCAAAAGACCTACGATAAGATAATGAGTTATGAACCTACAGAAGAGAACATTAAGAATGCAACAGCAGATCAATACATGTGGGATGTATATGGACTAGGAAAGCCCGCAAAACTTGAGGGTCTTGTATATAATAACTGGGATATTGTAGATGACATCCCAGAAGAGGCTAAGGATATTGGGCTTGGTTTAGACTTTGGGTACTCTAACGACCCAACAGCTTTAATTGACATGTATATGTTTAACAATGAGATCTATTTAGATGAACTCATATACGAAAGAGGACTTAAAAATACATCCCCTTACAAAAATGAAAGAACTATTGTATCATTACTTAGGGATCTAGGTATAGGGAACAGGGAGATCACCGCAGATAGTGCCGAACCTAAATCTATTGACGAAATTGCTTCGCATGGATTTAATATAAATGGAGCGGAAAAAGGTCGGGATTCTATTAAGTTTGGCGTGGATCTTTTACTAGGATACAAGATACATGTAACTAGGCGTTCTCTTAACCTCCAAAAGGAATTCAGGAAGTATAAATGGGCGCAGGACAGATTCGGGGAGTCTCTCAATGTACCCGTTGATGAATTTAACCATGGCTTGGATGCTGTAAGGTACAGGGCTATTAAAGTTTTGACAAACGAATTTGAAGTTAAAATCTATCCATCTGGAATTATATAGAAATTATATTTTATTTTTAACTTGATAAGGAGATATGTATACACTTAAAAAAGGTACTGCACTCAGTACAAAGGTCATTAAGGATGCCATCGAATGGAACGAAGAGCAAAAAAAGATGTATATCCAAGCTGATGACTATTACAATGGTGATCATCAAATTACAGAGAGAGAGAAGCCCAAGGGCTTAAAGAATAACAAGATTGTTATAAATCATCCAAAGTATATTACTAAAATTAATGTAGGATACTTCCTAGGAAATCCAGTAGAATATGTATTGCAAGGAAAAGATGCCAAGAATAAAAAGTATCAGACAATCCTAGATGAAATACTAGAGGCTTATAAGAAGCAGACAATCAAGGATCTGGATAAAAAGCTTGCTAAGGACGATTCAAAGTATGGAGTTGCTTATGAGTATATTTTTGCTAATAGTGAATCTGAGCCTGTATCTAGTGTTATTAATCCTAAGAACTGTATTCTTGTAAGGGATGACTCAATGGATCATGCTAAAATGTTTGCTATTGTATACGAAGCAGTTAAGAAAAAGAGTAAGGATGACAAAGATGCTAAATATATCGGGGTATGGACAGTAGATGACAGAGAAAGACTCACATATGATGAAGATCTTAATAAGGTCGGTTCAGCGGATCATGCAATTGGTGAAGTACCAGTTGTTGAATACCTAAATAATGATGACAGGATAGGAGACTATTATGATGTTATATCATTAGTAGATGCTTACAACCTTCTTTGCTCTGATCGTGTAAATGATAAGGAGGCTCTAGTAGACTCCTTGCTTATTCTTTATGGCGTAGATCTAACTGATGACCAGATTAGGAAATCTAGAGAACAGAGAACAATATCTGTACCTCCTAAAACTAAGGGAACAGAAGTAACCTATGTAACCAAGGAGCTTAATGAAGAACAGCTTGAAATCCTTAAAAAGTCTATAGTAGATGACATACACAAGATATCCATGACTCCTAACATGACTGATGAAAACTTTGTTGGAAACAGTTCAGGAGTAGCTATAAGATTTAAGCTCTTACCATTTGAACTTAATGTACAGGATAAGGAAACAGCATTTGAAAGAGGTTTAATGGAAAGAATGAGTCTCTATAACAAATACTTAAACAAGACAGACCAGACTCAATTACTTCCAATTTATAATGTAGATGCAGTATTTAAGAGAAGCCTACCACAGAATGACTACGAGACATCTCAGATGATTCTCAACTTAATGGGTAAGGTAAGCGATGAATCTCTAATATCTCAGCTTTCATTTGTTCAGGATGCAAGTGCAGAACTTGAAAAAAGAAGACAGGAGATAATCAAATACATTCAAGGAGACAATCCTAACTATGGGGAAAACAAACCCAATGAAGGAGAGGATGAAGAGCCTGAAGAAAATCCAGAAGAATAATTAACCATACAAATAAATGGCAAAGACTTCTAACTATTGGATAAATAGGTCAACAGAAAGATTAGCATCTAGTGAGAGGTATGCTTTAAGTACCCTTGCACAGCTCTCTGACGTGTTTACAGAGGCTCAACAGAACATTAAGAGGGAAATAGACTCTTTATATAAAAACTACGCAGAGAAAGGCGTTCTAGAGAAATCAGCTCTAGAGGGTGCGTTAAACTCGAATGAGAAGTCTAGGTTTTTAAGAACTGTTCAATTGAAGGCTCAGGAGTTAGGTATAAACCCTACAGAAATATATGATGAACGTTATCTATGGAGATTGTCTAGGCTTGAAGCACTTAATAAGCAAATAGAATTAGAAATAGCTTCTATAGGCTTAAAGGAAGAAAGAATCACCACAAGTCATTACAGAGATGTTATAGAGAATGCTTATGGGCGATCTCAGGAAGATATAATGGATCAATATAACATTACTCCTATGTTTGCTACTTTATCAGAAGACATGATAAAAGCTATAGTGAACTCTAAATGGGAAGGAAGACACTACTCAGACAGTATCTGGAAGAACAAAGATAAGCTTATGAGGGAAATGCCTAAGCTTTTAAGTAGTTCTATGTTATCAGGACAGGGTGTTATGAAGACATCCCGAATTCTAAGAGATAGAATGGACGTTGGTTTCTTTGATGCTAAAAGGCTTGTTGCTACAGAAACTAATTACATGCATGGACAAGGGGAATTACAGAGTTATATAGATGATGGTATTGGTCAATATGAGTATGTTGCGATACTAGACAGTAGAACCTCTAATATTTGTAGATCACTTGATGGGGAGATATTTAATACAGAAGATGCACAAGTTGGTGAAAACTACCCACCGATGCACGTTTTCTGTAGAAGTACAACAGTAGCTTATTTTGAAGGGACAACACTATCGAGAATTAGGTCTGTTGATTTAGCTAGTCTGGGGTATAGAGAATTACAAGGACTTGCTAAGAGATATGATATAAGAGCTAATCAATCAGGGGAGGTTTTAACAAGAGAATTATCTAACAAAATTCAATACGATGTAGACTATCGAAAAAGAAGGCTAGAACCAAAAGACCCTGAGAATACTGCTAAAGAGAAGGTTTTAGAGCAAGTGCAGACAGTTGAGAATTGATGTGCATAAGTTTGCGGATAAGTACTAGTTTATCCACAAGCCTATTGACAAACAATATGTTTGCAATTATAGTAAAATTAGTGTTATATTAATACATAGGAATTTCCAAGGAATTTTACTCGTAAGAGGTATACCCGACAGGGGTTTAAGGTTTAAATTTTTATAAGGTATTATAATGCCTAAAGATAAAAAAAAGACCCAGTTAGAGGAGGAGACACCAACCAAACCTAACACGGATGGGGGAGAGCAAACAGGTGGAGAGGGTGAAGACACCCCAGAAACTTTTACTCAGGAGGATTTAGATCGAATAGCCGCAAAAGTTCGAGCCGAAGAGAAGGCTAAGAAAGAAAAGGAACTTGCCGAAGCTAAAGAGAAAGCAGAGGCGGACGCTATAAGGAGATCTAAACTATCAGCCGAGGAAAGAGAGAAGGAATTGCGTGAGCAACAGGAAAAGGAGCATTCTGAGAGGGAAAGACAGTTGACACTTCGAGAGAATAGACTTGAAGGTAGAGCAATGCTAAGAGACCTCAAAATGCCAGAAGACTTTGTAGACTTTATTCTTAATGAAGATATAGAGAAACAAAACGAAAGCATTGAAAAGATACACCAAGTCTGGACAGCTAAAATAGCTGAAGAAGTAAAGAAACAGATTAAAGGTGAAGCTCCAAAAGATCCTAGCTCAGGCGATGGTGAGGATTCCTTCGATGAAGAAGAACTTACCAGCTACATGTAATCAATGGGATTACATAATTTAATATGAGTTAGAAAATAACATGGCAAAAACATTGCAACCAGCAAAAAATGTTGTTATCGGTGATGGTGTAACTGCGGATGACTTAATGCTTCAGTATGGAGCTATTCAAGGGGAAATCGCAGGACGTTTTACATATAGGGATTTAGTAAACACCAATTATCTTACCGAGCCTGTTAAGGGTGGAACTGTAGAAGTCGCAAGACTTGCTATGGCAAACTCTCAGGACTATGGTACTGCTAGAACAGCAGGAAGTGGTAATAAAATCGAGAACAACAGCGCAGATATTAAGATAGACCAAGATCAGGAGTTCGCAGAAGAGATGAACGCTAAAGACCTCAGACTTTGGAACAAGCTAGGAGATGTAGCTGTTTTAGAGAATAGGAGATCTAGCTTCGCACTCAGTATGGGAATAGAACTTGAGAATGCTTACTACACCAAATTACAGCAAACCGCTGTAGCCGCAGGTTTAGTAGACCTTTCAGGTGCGTCAGATGTTCAAGACAAACTTTCATTGCTTATCCAGACACTAGAAAATGTACAAAATGACAACGTCGACAGAGTAGACAGAGAGTTAATGGTATTGACACTTGCTTCAAAATGGTACGATTCACTTGAGAAGGTACTTACTACATTAGAGAATCCGATTTCTGGAAGAACTGATGCAGTTGCCTTTAGAGGTGTTGAAGTTAGAAGAGCAACAAGACAAGGATTTGATGCAATAATTCAGGTCATTGGTTCACTTGCTCAGCCAGTAGTATTTGATGAATTCTATGTTGCAAAACCAGAACTCAGTAACGATAAGTATGCATATATGTCATACTACTATGGTACTGGAGCTGTAATGGGCGACTTGGTATTCGCAGGTGCTTTAGATAGTGGAATAAGTGCTTAATAGTTAATATAAGTACTAAGTAAAGATGGATGATGTCATTGCTAGAATTGAAGGTTATGTAACAACTTTATACCCTGATATTCTTACAGAAACAGGAATAAGTGCAGATCAACTAACATACTATATTACAGACGTTGTAGATAGAGCGTTGATATATATGAATAGAGATCAGTTAGTTGTGCAGTATGAGGAGGATCTTGTAGATTACGATGATGATGATGATATTTGGGACTACTATGATTATCCGATACCACCAAGACTAGAAAGGACTCTAGCAAACGTGGTGGTAGGAGTAGTAAGAACAATAGTCAAACGATTAGCATCAGATACAAGAGAAGTAACTAAAGTCAAGGATCAAGGACAAGAGGTTACTTTCGGAGAGAAGCTAACTAACTACCTTACCTCTAGCAATGACTCGGAAGTCTTTACAGGCTCGTTAACATTACTTGATAAATATACTCTGGGAAAAGTTTTGGGTGATACATCAGCTAACCAAACAAGACCGCTATGAACATACCAGAAACTTTCAAAACAGCTATAAAAGACAACTTCTACGATAAAACTATCGATAAGTACGATGTTACTACAGAACCCGATACAGAGGGAAACCTCAAAAAGGGTGCGGATGTAACAAAGACAGGAAGTTTCAAAGGGAACATTTCTTTTGAAGGTTTTGATGCTGTTCAGGAAGAATATGGTATAGATACCGAAATAGATGCGATGATAACCACAGATGAAGATATTGATTTAGATCAAGTCCTAGCCTATGGAGGAGTATTCTACGAGGTTATAAGAGCGATTGAAAACGATAGTCATAATTTGTTAATTACTCAAAAATGCTTATTAAGGTCATCAATCTCGACAAGTGTATAAAAAAGTTCGGAGATATCGGGGATTTAGATCTTACACCAGAAATTATAGAAGGTGCTAGAAAGGTACAAGGGACTGCTAAGAAGTTAGCTCCTGTTGGTACTCCAGAGAGTACTGGCATTAAAGGCTATATAGGAGGGACATTAAGAAACTCCATTAGTAGAAAGTTGTATCACAAGGAACGTTCGGCTATTGTTTATACGACAGTAGAATATGCACCATATCAAGAGTTCGGAACAAGTAAAATGGAAGCTCAACCATTCTTGATACCCGCTATGGATATAAATAGAGCAGGAATTCATCAGAGTATGAAAAAATATATTAGAGATCATTTAAGAAAAGAAAGCTCATGAGTACAATGGATGATAAAAAATCTACAGTATATGCAAAACTAAGAGAGATAACTACGCTGACAGTAGATGGACACGTAAAAACAGTCAAAGCATATCAACCACGACCTGAAGAGATTGATCTCTTAGAAGATTATATTTTAATTACTTTCTCGACAAGTGGAGACAAACCCTTGTATGATATAGAAGGGGAAATAGTGATACAGAATTCGCAGATGAGGATCGACTTATGGGGTCTTACATCATTAGATACTACAGCTTTGTTAACAGAGGTAGAGTCTAAAATGCGAGAGATAAAATTTCTTTTGGAAGATACCTATGATATAGGAGACCCCAAAGGGTACGCACATAAGGTATGTATATTTAATTTTTAAGCTAAAGTCTAATGGCTAATGAAGCTCAAAAAGTATTAGGTACAACCCTAACCAAGACTAGTGGAGAGTTAGTAGTTGCTAACCTTAACAGTATTGGTGAGATTGGTATAGAAAGCGATGAAATCGAAGTAACTGATTTCGACTCTGAAAATGGATTTAGGGAGTTTATCGCAGGACTCAAGGATGGTGGTGAAGTCTCCATCGCAGGATGGGTTAAAGACGAAACCAAATATGAGTCGCTAATTTCATTGTCCGACACTCAGACTGTAGAAAGTTGGGAGGTCGAATTCCCATCAGGAGCAAAATGGTTCTTGAGGGCGTTTGTGAAGATGATGAAAGAGGCTGAAAGTGCTGTTGATGGAGCTAGAGGTTTTACAGGTTCTCTTAGGATTACAGGTAAACCCGTTTACTCTTCAACTGGTATAAGTGCCTAAAGTTGATTGCAGGTTAGTTTCAAACCTAGCCTGCACAGAATTGTAGGCAACTACAATATATAAATTTATATATTAAAAATAATTATGGAGCTTAAATTTACCCCAAGGAAAATTAAGGAAATTGAGGATCAAACAAAGAGTTCTATAGCAGATTTATTAAGTGATCTTTCTGTAGACAATGTTTCTAAGTTAGTTTGGAAAGGAGCTGATTTAGATAATGTAGATCAGGCACTTGACCTGATGGAAAAAGAATTTGAAGCAGGAAGTGATCTGTATACATTATATGTAGATATTATGGAGAAATTGCAGAATGCAGGTTTTTTTCCGAAGGGGGTGGATCTGAATCCAATAAGGGAGAAACTATCGACAGGAATGGATCTAAACCTCGATTCTTTGGAGAACTCTGGGAAAGAGGAGAGTCAACAGCAATAACTGTAGGCTTAAACCTTAGAGATTACTGGGAGATTAGTCCTAAACAATTTAAGAAATATGTCGAAGGGTTTCAGGATAGAGAAAGAGAAAGGTTAAAAGAAATTGACTTTATGAATTTTTTGTTAGGAAAATACGTTGGGATCGCAGTAAATGACCCAAGAAAATATCCTAATAAACCATTCTTAGAGAAAACCCAGTTAGAAGAGCCAAAGGAAATGTCTTCTGAAGAAATGGAAAGAATGGCTAGAGCTAACACACTTAAATTAGGAGGAGCTATACAATAACATGGCAATGAAGGTAGAAGAGCTACAGGTACTGATATCTGCTAATGCGGATCAGTTTACAGGAGAGCTAGTAAAAGTTCACCAAGAACTTAAAGAACTTAACAAGGCTACGCAGGCTGTTGGGAAAGCAACAGGGAAAGACCTGTTTGGTAAAATATTGTCCGCCAATGTTGCTACCAAGGCGCTGACAAGCACATTTAGGGGCTTAACTAGAGTCGTGGGTAGTATGAGTAAAGGAGTCTTTGAAGGTGGTACACAGCTTTCTCGTATGAGAATAGCAACCGATACAGTTAGTACAAATATGGGCATTGCCTCTGATAAGGTCGACGAATTAAGAGACAGTCTCGCAGAAGCTAATACATATGGTCTTAAAGCAGAAGAAGTCATTAACAGTCTAGCTAGGACTGGTCTTTTTGCGATGGCTGAAAGTTTAGAAGCAGTTGATGGTAGAACTGGGGAAACTGTTAAGGGTATTTCTGCACTAGTATTGCAGATGAAAGACCTTGGAGCAGTTGCAGGAACATCTTCAAGTGAAGCTATAGCGAAGATAACAGAGTTTATTAATCGTGGTAATACCGAAATGGTCGAGGGTATGATTGCCGTTGGTAACTTAGGTACAGAGTATAGGATGTACGCTAAGAGTATTGGTAAGGCTCGAAATGAGCTTACAGCCCAAGAGGAGGCTGAGGCTAGGTTAATGTTGGTACACAGAGAGGCTGAGAAGGCTCTAGGGGCTTATGCTAATGCCTACACAACATCAGGTAAAATGATTGACTCTATACGAGATGCAACTACCAGTATATTTGAAGAGGTAGGATCTTATCTAGAACCAATATTTGCTTCCGCATCAAGTGCTATTTTGACATTCGTAAGTAATGTGAGAAATTGGTTGATAGCAAATGCACAAACATTCAAGGATTGGGCTGTTAAGGTGTCTGCGTACATCATTTATGTAGTACGTGGTATAGGACAATTATTAATGGGCATACCTGCTCTTAGGAGCTTTATGAAGAACCTTGCAGACTTCTCATTCCCTAAAGTTGAAACAAGTGCAGACAACACCTCAAAGAGTTTGGGAGGAGTTAACAAAGCAATGAAAGACACTACAGGAAGTGCGAAGTCCCTAAACAAAGCTTTAGCAGGATTAGCAGGGTTTGATGAAATGAATGTCTTGAATCCACCAGAGGGGGGTGGTACAGCAGGTTTAGATATAGGTGGACTGGGAGATGTACCTTTAGGAGCTTTTGGAGATTTAGGAGAATTAGCAGTCGAAGTGAATAAAAAAGTTAAAGAGCTAGAGGATACCTTTGGAACTCTTAAAGAGAGAATAGAAAAGTTTATGGAGATTCCTGTAATAAAATGGTTATGGGAGAACAAGGAAACAATATTAAAGGTTATTGGAGTATTGATATTATTAACTGGAATAATAGCAGGAGTAACAAAAGTTTTGGCTATTTGGACACCTGTTTTGACAGGAATTATTGGCATAGGGGGTTTAATAGCAAGTGTTTTTGGGGCAGTTGCAACTCTAATCGGGGGACTTATTACAACTGGAGCTATTGTCCCAGTATTGATTGCCGCACTTGTTGCTTTATTGGCTGTTGCTGTTGTTACAATTATCAGGGACTGGGACAAAATAAAGGAATGGTTCGAAAATTTCTTTTATGATTTGGGCGTTTGGTGGAACGAAGGAGTCGAAGGTTGGAAGTTGATAATTGAACAGATAACCGACTGGATAAAAGATAAGTGGGAAGATTTAGGCAATTGGATAAATGGGGGCATAGAGGGTTGGGGGTGGATATTTGAACAATTTGGGAAAATAGTGGAAAGTGTTTTTGAGTGGATTGCAGACGCTTGGAGGAATACAGCGGACTTTATAGGAGAGAGAGTGGATCGAGTTAAAAACTGGTTTAGTAGTATGTGGCAAGGTGTTAAATGGGGAGCTTCAGACGCTTGGGAAGGCATTAAGAGAGCTTTTGGCGGGGTTGCTAATTGGTTTGCGAATATCTTTAGTAATGCTTGGAAAAAAGTCAAAGATGTATTTAGCTCAGGTGGTGCTGTATTTAAGGGTATTACAGATGGGATATTTAATGCTTTCAGGAGTGTTGTAAACAGTTTAATAAGGGGTATAAACACCATGGTAAGCATTCCATTTAATGCCATAAATAGTGCCTTGAGAATTATAAGGAATACTAAAATAGCAGGACTTCATCCATTTGGATGGTTGCCTACTGTATATGCACCTCGAATACCTTACCTTGCAGAAGGTGGTATTGTAGACAGACCAACAGTAGCTATGTTAGGAGAGTCAGGACGTGAGGCTGTAATCCCATTACAAAACAACACAGGCTTTATTAAAGACTTAGCAGGAGCAATAAGTGAAAGTGGTGGTGGAGATGGACAAGGAGTGAATTTAACAATTAAGCTTGGAGAGAAAGACCTATACAGAGGATTTATAGATTATCTAAACGATAGGTCATTAGCAGGTAATTCTAAATTGTTAAAGATATAAAATGGCAATAACTACATTACTAAAAATCAATGGTGTAACAGTACCTAATGTTAAGGAATATAAACCTTTAAGAGCTAAGCTTTGGGGAAATGCAGAAAGAACCATGTCGGGAGAGCTACAAGCTGACTTTATTGGAGTGTTTCCTAAAATACAGGTTACCTTCATCCCAATGGGATCTTCTGACCTAGCGACCATAACGGGAATGTTAGATACTCCATTCTTTACCTTAACTTGGTATGATGCTAAAACTCAAGGACTTAAATCAGCTCAATATTACGCTAGTGATTACGAAACTCCTCTCTTAGATAAGAACAGAGAGCTGTACGATGAATTTAGTGTTAGCTTAGTACCTGTTAAGAAGTACATATAATTTATTAGCAACAATAAATGATAACGGTATCCACTAATTTCAAAGAAGCAGTAAAGAACCCTATCAGGAAGGTCTATGCCGAGTTTACGGATGGTGTTGATCCTATTACCGCTGAGGATGATTTGAAGTTTGTAAAGTTATCCACATATGGGGACATAGGAAAAGCTATAATGAGAAAAGCCGAAGTTGGTTTCTTTGGTTCTCATAGTTACGAAAAAGGAAATGTAAAATTTGGTGTTTATGTAGCAGATGTAACGGCAAAAGGAACAGTTACAATTTCTATTGCTAATCCTGCTGTGGTTACCCTTAATGCTCATGGTTTATCAGATGGAAATAGAATAAAGTTATCCACAACGGGTAGTTTACCAACAGGGCTTTCAGTAGATACTTCTTATTATGTTATTAAAATTGATGACAATACATTCAACCTTGCCACTACTTTTAATGACGCAATGACTGGGGTTAAAATAGCAACTAGCGGAACTCAATCAGGAACTCACTCTTTGGATTATTATAAAGACGGTATTGGTTCAACGCCAGAACAGATTGATATGGGGACTTTCTATGTACACAAAAAGAGTGTTAATGTTCAAGAAGAGCTAACTACAATTTTCCTTTACGATAAAATGTATGAAGCATTGGTTACATATCAGAACACATCTCTTTCCTATCCAGTAACACTTAAACAGTTTTTAGATGGTATTTGTGCAGATTTGGGGTGGACACTAGCGACCACAACTTTTCCAAATGATGATATGAGTGTGTCTTACGATTATTTTGCATTCCAAGGGAAGACTTATAGAGATGTACTTAATCAGATTGCGGAAGCCACAGGAACCATAATGTATTTTAATAGTGACGATGAACTTGTGTTAAAGACTGTAGGGGGTGCTTCTGTTGAAGAAATAACAGCTCCTCAACTTTACAATATAGATCCAGAGGATGAATGGGGAGATGTTAACAGTATTGTATTAAGAAACAACCCAGTTGATACTAATTGGGTTTGGTATGGTGGATATTATCACAGACCATTTTTGTATGAGAATGGATACCCTATTCTTTTAGAAGATGGAACCAAGCTAAGGACAGAAAGATTAGATGTCAGGGATGATTTATACCAGATACGAATAGACAACAATGCATTCATTGGTGAAAATCAGGAAACATATATGACAGATTTAGTTACTGCATTGATGGGTTTTTCATATATTCCGTTTAGTGCTAAGACAACAGGTTTAGGATATTTTGAAATAGGGGATACTATAACTCTAACAGACCACAATTCTGTGTCTTACATTACTACAGTTTTGGATATAGAGATTGAGGTTTCTGTGGAAGGTTTTAGCGAAACCTTATTTGCCGAGGAGTTAGAACTTGGATTGACCAATGCTAAGAAAAATGTTGATGTTATAGAAGAACAGGTTAAAAAGACTGTTATAACAGGGGAAAATCTTGTAGATGATACGGTTGGAACAGCCAAGATAAAGGACGCCGCAATAGATACAGCGAAGATAAAGGACGCCGCAATAGATACAGCGAAGATAAAGAATGCTGCAGTTACAAATGCAAAGATAGATACCCTCGCAGTTAATAAACTAACT